AATACTACCATAAACTCTGTCTATCATGATATATTCGTCACCGTCATCATCTTTGTGCTTCTTGGCTTGATTATATCTTTTTGGCAACTGATGTATGTCATGAGGCACAGATGTATAAAACATATTTGTGTATGAATGCAACTTTTGTTTTTCAAAAGCACTTGGCTTTCTGGTGATATTACCTAATTCTTCTAAAAGTTTTTTTGTTTTTTCGCTTGGCATAGAATAGCACACACCAGGACAGGCTTGTCCAGACTCGCCTTCGGCGTAGGACTGTCACCCCACCTCCGGCTTTCAAATACATCATCGACGTAAAGCGTCTCCAAATGAAGATTACAAATGAGGACTGGCTTTGACTGCCTCTGGTGAATTGCTGTCTTAATTATACACTAATTAGGTAATTTAGTCAACCACCCCTAACATCTTCCAGTGGTCATCTAATGTATAGGTGTCCAGATCAATGTTGTTTCCACGAACATCTTTAATAGATTTTTTGAAGCCGGCGAGACTATACCTGCGGAAAGGAAGTGCCCAGTTACCTGCTGTTTGCCAGTCGCCTTCGAGGATATGCTTATCCGCATCGTCAATCATGCACAAGGGCATCTGTAATACAAGTTTTGCTGAAATTTTATCATGTAGGTATGCAGTGACTATCTTATTTTGTGGAATCACATGTTCCAGGTGTTGTTTACCCACCATATCCTGAGCTTTGTAATGATAGCCCATCGGAGCCAGTTGTTTTTGCATTGACCTTATGTAGAGCACCAATGATGTTTTGATATGTTTCTTCGTGGCTTGGCTCCATTTGTCATTGAATAGATCAGATTTCATGTGGTCTATGTATTCAGCCAATTCGTCAAGCTCGGGTCTACCTTTAGTTTTAAAATTAATCTCCGGAAGATTAGTAAGGTTTTGGTAATCTATCATTGAACTCCTTTTCACTAATCATCTCTAATTCAACTGCGTCTGCTCCGTCTTCATAATGCTGTTCAACTGCTTTTAGCACATCTCTCCAAGGTAACCCATAGCCATATTCCTCAGTTTTGTTTGACTTAGTAACAAAACATCTGTAATAGCATAACTTATTTGACATATTTGTTGAAGGCAGTTTGTGCTTCTGAGTCCTTGGCTATGTCACCATCTTCCAACTTTAAGGTGACATTTGGCATGTAACTTGGTTCGAACGTACCATCTTCAAGAAGATACAGTTCTCTCAGCATATGTGCCATCGCCACTGGTGCGTCCCAACCAACACCGTTTGCATGTTGCCACTGCTTTTTAGTGGCAGTGTGTATCAACGTAGCACTAGGGCAAACTTTCTTTGCCGTCTCCAGTATCTTAGTCATCCAATCATTGGGTAACCTTTTCAGTCTTTTAGCCTCTTGCCCCATTTGGTATTGTTTCATTAATCCAATAAACAGGCCTTGGTTGATCTCTCCACCTTCTTCGTCACCATACACGTTCTTAATTGACAACAATGCGTCTGTCAAACCAATTGGGCCTGCCATCTTTATTCCCTTGTAGGCATAATCAAAATGTGAGAAGTAATGTTTATTAGGACCACATTTACCTGAACTCTTTCTCACACGTTTAGGCTCTAAATCAATCTCACAAGAGTCAAATACCTGTTGTACCATGTGTGCTGTGACCACTCTCTCCGTTTCTGTTTCACCCATCTTGTATCTATGCAATAGGCATCTGTGTATCTCTTCTGTGCCTGCTCTTAGTATTCCCGAATCGTTTACAATCTCAAATGCTTCTGCATCAAAGGCAGGCTCATCTGTTTCAACTATCGTGACAGGTATTTTATCATAACCTAATAGTGCTAATGATACTGCTCTGTGTTGGCCATCAAAGATGAACAATGTTTTGCTATCAGATCTCCTAACAGCAGATACCGGACAACATACTCTAGGATCAAACTTTTTCATTATGTTCATTACATGCCCAGCTCTCACATCTCTTTGCACAGAGTAATTGAATGCAAAATCCTCTAGCGGATGAGCTTCTGTGCCAAGCGGTAATTTCCTGCCTTTTGCTAATTGGTTTTTAAGATTTACCTTTGATTCTGCTAATTTGGCATTCCAGTTCGGAACATCTTCTGGTGCTTCTTTCTTGACTTCATTTACAACGTCGAGAAGCATTTTCACTTTACTCATAAATTCTCCTATAGATTTATATGCTGTAACCAAGGGCAAATTTCCTACAATAGGATAAACCCAAATTACGTTAAGATTATAGCAGAAAATATAAATTAGTCAACCTACGCCGAACCTTGGGAGTATTCCATTTCACAGGTCGATGCGGCACTTTCAATTGTATAGCCATTAGCACTGAAATCTCTGACCATAGCATTGGCTTTTTCGTCAGCAATTCTCCAGCATTCTTGTTCAGATTGGTAGTATTTCATTGGATCTTCTTCGAACATTGTGCATGGATGTTCTAGTGTGCATATAACAACAAGTACTTTCCACATACAAATAGTTACCTAGTTTTTTTCTTACCTAGGAGATCACGCACAGTTTCTTTGCAGGCATCGTGCCAATACTTGCCACTGTCCCTGAGTTTTTCATTTGCAGAACGTAATTTTTCCAGTTTACGTTCTATCGCTTTAAACTTCCTTTGTTTGAATTCGTTGCCAACTTGTTTTTCCAGTTGATTTAGCACATCGTCGATTGCGGGACAGGTAATGTCAGGAACTTTTGGTGCTTTTTTCCTGATTCGAGACCAATAATTTGTTCGCTTTTGTACTTTCTCCCACATAGACCTTCCCTTGACATTAATATTTAATGCCCATAAGTTGTATGTGATGTGCTACTATAAGTTATGTGTGTGGTAAACTGCGGAGACTTACTTGTTTGGGTGATGCTTTTGCCAGTATTTGCTTTTCTTCATTCCAAGATAGTTTTCACCTGGCTCATAGTCCCACTTGTGTCCGTGATGACCTCTCATGTCTGCATAGGCCATTCTGATTTTAACCAGTAATTTAATTAATGGGTTGTGGCTTACTCTCACTTTTGTTTATCGTCCTATCTTTTTCTTTCTACCTAATGGTATTTTTTGTTCCTTGACGAACTGCTCTCCGCCCTTCGTCATCCATTCGATAGTTATCATCTTGGACTTAGAATTGCCTTGATATGACTTCACAGCCTTCTTAAATGAAAGTGCCTCGATCTCTTTGGTTTCCCCAGCATCAGTTATTATAAATTTTCTCATTTTTGGCATATATCTAATTTAGCATAAGATTGACAAAAGGTCAACTTTATGTTTAAATATTATGTAGATGTTGAAATATTTGGAATAAACATCACGGACGTCGGGGCAGTACCGACCACCTCCACCAATTTATTACTTGGTGGCTTATGTAATCCCTTCCGGGGGTGAACTAGGATCGACGGGTGTGTAAAGAAATGTGGAGTCTACCCAGTTGGTACGAGGTAACGGCCAGTTTTTAAATGCAAACAAAAGAGCATTAGGATTTGCTGACCTAACAGTTGGTATGTCCGAATTGAGATTAGCGGCGTAATAACCTATAATTTCTGGGGCGGCCCCTGCCTCGCAACAGAAGTGGGGCAAAAAATTATGTATAAATTATTTGCAATAATGTGTATTTTAGTAAATGGTGAAATGCAGTGTCAGGATTATAGCGACAGTGATAACCAAGTATTCAAATATCAATATCAGTGCGAACAACAGGCAGAATTCAGGTTTTATGGACTCACTGATTACTTTACAGCATATAATATACCCTATGAGAGACTTGAAATTGGTTGCGAACAAATAGAAGATTAACTATGAGTCTCAGATGACTGGTTTAGATCCAGCTCTTTTGCAATAGTGTCTCTGTCGTGCTTATTAAGATTTTTTAACAAAGAATTACTTAAACTGCTAATGGTCCTGTTGGCAGTTGTGATTCCCAACTGTTCACAACTTTTTATAATTTGCTCCTCAGCCGATAGTCTATCAAAATTTGCGGTGTCAATCCTACTATCTCTTCTGGCTTTATTGACCACTGCTTGAAAATTGGTAGAGTCTGTTACATCGGGCAGGCCCCTTGCTGACAGAACTTCTTCTATTATTGAATCTTTATCTAAGTCTGATTCGGTGGTATAGATTGGGTTTAGATTGTTTTGATTTTGCTCATATTCTCTAAAATATGACTGCCAATTAGGATCACCTGCAACTTTTGTCATGAGCTCTCGCATTTCAACATCTTCGGCTAGAGTGCTAAAACTGATGTTGCTGGTAAGAGTGTCTATGTAATCTATGATACCAGAGAGGTTACTGTTTTCTAGTGCCACTTGAACGTTAACTTCCTCCCTGATTGATGCCAGATCAACTGTGGGATCACCTGGGATTTCGGATATACGAGTATTCAGGGTTGAAAACATTGTAACCACCGAGTTTACCCTGTTGTCTAAAGTTGTTTGGAAGTCTGTGGAGTCTGCTACAACACCGTTTATAAATGTTCTTAAATTAAGATTGGCCACGGCCGCATTAGTGACAGCAGTATTAAGAGCACTTGTGGTCCTTGAATTAGTGTCAATCAGTTGCATTATTTCTTTCAATCTCGTGAACACAGGTGCTGTGCTATCAGTTGTGCTTAAAAAAATTCCGTTCAATATTCCCAAATGGTCATTTACAGATCTTTTCTGTTCAGCGGCAGATATACCAAGGAGGTCTGGAACTAATCCTTGTATGGTTTGAACGTTTTGCAATATTTCTAAAAAGGTTGAAGGAGTAGGATTAGCGGCGTCATCTAGAGGTATAATAGAACCATCAATAATCGTATTGGTATGTCTTATGACATCATTAAGGTAACGTCCAATCTGTAGATGAGGCTGTGCGTTGTATAATGTATCTAGTACATCGTTTTTCTGTGATGTGGTTAGGACAGTGTTGTCTCTAATGGCCTCATCAAGCAAAAATTGAGAAAGAATAAATTGGTGCCCGTCATCCTTGTCAACTGCTTTGATGTCATTGATTGCATTTTCCACAGACTGATTTGAGAAGTTCGGTGTGTTCTCAGCAAGTGATCTAAGTCCTTTTTTAATTGTCATTTTTAACCTGCAACAACATTTTGAGAGGCACCTGTCATTGCTCCTTTGTCTGCACTATCACCTCGTCTTGCGACACCGATACCTTTAGCAAATACTTTTCTTGAGCCTCTTCTTACTTTTGCTTTATGCATTAGACATCTTACTCCCACCAGAATAGTATGTGGTTGCACCGGATCACCCTTTCTTAGGACAGGCTTACGATTTGCAAACACTGTGTATTGTGTAGCATTTACCGGAGCACTGCCTGTGCAAGGATGTCCTGTTTTACATCTGTCTTTGTGTCTTGATATCTTTGGCATGCCAGTATTTATGGATGCCAAAAACTACTGTTTTTTCTTACTATGGAGATGGATTGCTTCTGGCACAAGATGGGGTTTCTCCAACCATCCTACCACCGGAGCAAGGATTAAAAAGTATATAAACCAATAAGCAGTTCCGATCCTTCCTAGCCATATCCATAGACCTTCTGCAGGCATGGCGCCAACGTACATCAGCAAAAAGAAATCACCAACTAGGAACCATGTGAATTGCTTCCATATCGGTCGAAAAATATTAGATCTAATTTTACTCGTATCAAGCCATGGAAGTAGTGCCATGATGCCTATTGCCGATACCATTGCTATTACACCACCAAGTTTGTCAGGTATCGCTCTTAATATAGCATACCAAGGCAAGAAGTACCATTCAGGAACAATGTGTGCCGGAGTCACCAACGGGTTTGCTTCTATGTAGTTGTCAGGATGTCCTAGTATATTTGGAAAGTTGAACAGGAATAACATGAATACCAGCAAGAACACAAGAAAGGCGTACATATCTTTCATTGTCACATATGGATGGAATGACACGGTGTCCCTTGTGTCTTTCGGTTCAACACCTGTTGGATTGTTAGATCCGGTCATGTGTAAAGCAATGACATGAAACACCACTACTAGTACAATGATAAATGCAATTAGCCAATGCAATATAAATGCCCTGTTTAGGAATGCATCTCCAACAGCATAGTCTCCCCATAGGAGTGTCACGATAGAATCACCTACCAGAGGTATGGCTCCAAAGAGGCTTGTAATAACTGTTGCTCCCCAATAACTCATCTGTCCCCATGGAAGGACGTAACCAAGGAAAGCAGTGGCCATCATTAGGAAATAAATTATAATGCCAAATATCCACATCAACTGTCGAGGCTCTTTGTAAGAACCAAAATACAATCCGCGAAACATATGAATATAGACTGCAATGAAAAAGAAAGATGCAAGGTTCATATGTGCGTAACGCAATAACCAACCTCCGTTGACATCTCTCATGATGTGTTCCACACTGCTGAATGCTTCTTCCACGCTAGGTTTGTAGTGCATACCTAACACCAAGCCTGTGGCAATCAAACCCAATAATGTAAATGTCAATATTGCACCAAAACTCCAAAAGTAATTCAAGTTCTTAGGAACCTGGAAGTCAAGGTATTCGTGTTTAAACATTCTGAAGATGGGCAGTCTGTTGTCTAGCCATCCCAGAGGACCTTTGAAAGGCGATGTGTTATCTTTTACCTTATTGGTATGAACTGGTTTATAATCCTTATTATCCATATGAAAAACTGATTACAGTTTGAATTTGCTGAACTGTCCTTTTTTGACGTCTTGCTTGATACCACCAACGATATATGATTCTACTTCAGTTTCTTGTGGCGCCACTTGCATTCCTTTTGAACTTAACCAGTGTTGTGTCCATGGCAGTGGATTCTGTGTTGCTGACACGTCATATATTGGATCATATCCTAGTGCTTTTAATCTTTTGTTTGCTATGAATTCCACATATGAACCCAACAATTTTTCGTTAAGTCCAATAATAGATCCATCCTTGAATAAATGTTTTGCCCAGGCCTTTTCTTCTTCTACACAGTCTTTGAACATTTGAATCACAGTTTTTTCTGTGCCCTTTATTGCTTTCGTCATTTCCGGATCGTCGCCCTTGTGCCAGGCCTTAATCACGTGTGTTGATAAATTCAAATGTGTTGCTTCGTCTCTTGCAATCAATGACAATATCTTTGCTGAACCTTCCATAAGTTTAAGTTCGCCAAATGCGAAAGTACAGGCAAAAGATATGTAAAACCTCAGACCCTCTAATAAATTTACAGTGTTCATTGCTAGGTATAATTGTTTTTTTAATTGTAACATATCAACTTTTTTTCCAACTGCATAATCTAGGGCCATGTTACCAAATTTGTCATACTCACCAGTAACAGATTTTGCTCTTTTCAATATTTCTTTATCATTTACAATTGTATCAAATACTTCAGTGGGATCAGGATAAACGTTCTTCATGATGTGTGTGTAAGAACGTGAATGGATTGTTTCAAAAAAGTCCCAGGTCACTATACAACCTTCCAATTCAGGATTGGATACATATGGTAAAAACATTAGACTCGGACCTCTACCTTGTACACTATCTAATAATGTTTGATATTTCAAATTAGATGTAAAGATATGTTTTTGTTCAGGTCTGAAATTTTGAAAGTCTGCTCTATCTTTCTGCAATGATACTTCTTCTGGTCTCCAGAAATATCCAATCATTGTTTGATTAAGTTTATCAAACTGCGGATATTTGAATTCGTCGTATCTCTGAACGCCGCCGTCCTCTCCAAAGAACATAGGTTGCTTTGTAAAGTCAACTTCTCTCTGATTAAAAACTGTTTTCGTCATATTTTCCTTAGTACTCTATTCGAGTAAAAAAATTCTTAAATTGGTTGAGGTTTTGTTCAAAGTCATATTTATCTTTTAAAGCATAATTTTCCAAAGTTTTCTTTCCTTGTAAATGCCTCCAAAAAGGCGCCTCAAATTCTAATGTTGTGCTTCCGTTGTGCCAAAAGCCATACTTTGGCTCTGTTGGTTTTCCATCTACAATAAATTTTGCATTTTCGTTAAAATACTGTGGATAATCTAATACGTTCACGGAGTCAATTTCTATTGCTTCTAATTCAATATTTTTATCTTGCATGATATTGCCTTCCTTATCCACCATAGTATCGTACTTTTTATTTTTGCCTTTCATCCCTATTTCTATTTTATTATTATATACGTAATCATATTTCATGTCTAGTGTGATTTCATGGGTGCCTTGTGTAAAACTTTTTTCTAGTGCTTGTTTTCCATTTATGTTTACAAACAACACAGGATCTCCTCGGTAAGAATTAGACTTGAACTTTAACTTTACAGTTGTATCCTGGAAAAATTCTTGTAGTTTACTTTCAGCATAGGCTTCAATATTTTCAATATTTGCAAATATTTTACAAGGTTCAAATTGGTTTTGATTTACTTTTGAATTAAACAACTTCATAGCTCTTGGTAATGATTCCTGTAACCTATGAATATGATTCTTGATTTGAAAACTTCTTTGATCAAGCGGGTACTTAAGATATCTTGCTAACACTATCATAAAATAATATCTGGCTAATCTCGGCTTTAGTGTAAGATTTGGATTTTTAGCAGTGTACCATGCCAATGAGAAATCATCATCCAACATTTCGAGCCCAGTTTTCTCACTATTCATCGCCGCGGGTGTGTTCGACATGATGTAGAACAAATGTGCTTTGATAAAAGTTATGGTGTCATTTGTAAAGTAAGGACCAAGTTTTATTAAATGATCTATGTGTTCCATAAAATCATCATATCGTTCAGACCAATGTCCAATTATTTGATTAATACTACATTGAACACCGTACTTCTGGAACAAGGCCAACTCATGCATTAAACCAGCCATGTTTGTTTTTTTGCCCATAGATTTTAGAACATTGTCGCTAAAATGTTCTGCGCCGACCGTAAAGTGCTCTGCCCCAGATTCTGCTATCAATTTGAATGCCGCTTCTGTCAACTGCCCAACAGGTCTATGAATCCAGTTGGATGACCATTTAATTTTCTTATGTTCTGGTGAGTGTCTATTGTGCTTTGCAATTATACCAGCAAACTCTATTAGGGCTTTTAAATTTCCATTTGCAATTGAATCAGCCATTGTAAATTTTTGAATATTGTATTTGTCTGCAAGATGAAGCATTTCTTCTGCCATCCTCTTTCCATTTTTACTTTGAAATTTTTTGAACTGCGACGGCACGTCACAAAAATCGCACCTTCTCACACAGCCTTTACTTGATATGATTGGAATCTGCACTTGTTCATTTTTTTCTATATATTGATCTAATTTATAATCATCAAAGTTGGCAAATGGATATTCAAGATTGTCCTTCTGCGGTACAAACCAGTTTGATATCTCACCAGCAGTGTCATCCAGTTTACCAGATAGCAGATCGATTATTGCGTCCTCGGCGTCACCTAAAATAAAAAAGTCAGATAGATCTTTCTCAGCCATCAATCTATCAAACCTTAATTTTTTTTCATCCTCAGAGAGATAAGGTCCAAGCGATAAATGATTATAGACGCCTAGGCCTTTACCTCCTAGCACTATTTTAGTTTCTGGCATATCTTCTCGGACTCTATTACAAAGTTCATATGTAGCCTTTTGAGAAAGAATATAGAAAACACTAATGCCTAAATATCTAAACTTGTATTTTTTCAAGGTTGCGATAATATAATCATAAAATTCATTTATTATTTTTGGCTTGTCCTTGGTATAGGTCATGTAATACTCTTGGACTTGTGTATACTTTTCATCTTCTTGATCACAGAAGTTAGTATACAGATCGACGTTGAAATCTATTGTTTTTGCCTTATACCCGTGTGACTCTGCTATACCTTTAAGCACTGCCGGAGCAGAAAACGGAACACTAAGATCGGACCATGGTACATTTAGGATGACGATGTCATAATCATATGGTGATGTCATTGGATTTATATTGTGCAGGCGTCACAATTCTCGTCGTCGTCGGTAGAAGCAGTGACAAGCTCATCGGGTAGTTCAACATCCTCACCTTCGTCCTCTTCTTTCACTGCATTGAGTCCGGACGGTTGCACTTCCTCTTCTTCACCTTTGAAATCATATGTATTTTGATAGTAACTGGTCTTCCAACCAAATTTATACGCCATCAGCATGTCCTGTGCCATTGCCGATAAAGGCACTTCATTATTCTCAAATTTTAATGGATTGTAACTCCAGTTTCCTGAAATGGCCTGATCGAAATACTTTTGCATCATTGCAACTACATTTATATAACCTTCGTTATCTGGCATATCCCACAATAATGTATAATCGTTTTTGAGCTTCGGGTATCCAGGAGCAATTTGCTTTAACGGCCCTTTCTTAGATTTTTTAATTGACAATAATGCTCTTGGGGGTTCTATACCGTTGGTTTCGTTACTAACAACGGAAGAACTTTCGGATGGCATCTGTGCAGATAATGTGCTGTGTCTTAGACCATGCTTGGCAATGTCCTTCCTTAAACTTTCCCAGGCCATTCTCTGTTTATGAGGCACTATTTCGTCAACATCTTTCTTGTAATGATCTATCGGCAGAAGTCCGTCTGCATATTTTGTTCTTTCAAAACCTTCACACTTTCCTTTTTCCATCGCTATATCACAACTAGCTCTTAAAAGATGATATTGAAATGCTTCTGAAAGTCTATCTACTAACTCCCACGCCTTTGGATCTGAATACTTAACACCGTTCTTTGCTAGATAGTGTGCCAACCCAATATATCCAATGCCGAGACTTCTTCTCTTCTTGGTAGATACCTCAGCCGCTCGCACTGGATAATCTTGATAATCAATTATTTGTTCAAGAGCTCTAACAGATAAATCACAAACATTGTCTAGTTCGTTCAAATCATTTAAAGCACCAACATTTACTGCGGAAAGGATGCAAAGGGCAATCTCTCCCTCTTCGTCATGTATGTCCTGTATTGGTGTGGTAGGCAAAGTTATTTCTTGACACAAATTACTCATGGAGACTTTATCTTTGAAACTAGAATGTGAGTTGCAATGATCAAGATTCATTATATAGATCCTACCTGTTTCTGCTCTTTCTTTCAATAGGTCAAAGAATAAATCTTGGGCAGGAACTTTTTTCTTTGGAATAGTTTTATCTGCTTCATACTTTAGATATAAATCATCAAAATCTTCTGTACCAAAAGCCTCGTAAAGTCCTGGGGCAAGGTGTGGCGATATCAATGTTATATCTTCTTCATTCATGAACCTTTCGTAGAATAATTTACTGATCTGAATGGAATAATCCATTCGTCTCACTCTGTTGTCTTCTGTGCCTTTGTTGTTTTTTAACACCAAGATATCTTCTATCTCTGGATGCCATATCGGAAAGTGCACCGTTGCGTTGCCGCCACGAACACCATTCTGTGTACAACATCTTACAGTTGATTCGAATTTTTTTAGGAACGGAATCACTCCTGTGTGTTGTACCTCACCTCCTCTTATCTTTGAATTGATGCCACGGATACGACCCGCATTAATACCGATTCCAGCCCTACGAGCAACATACAAACCAATGGCCATATCACTAGAGAAAATACTAGGTAAAGTGTCGTCAGAATCAACCAGCACACAACTAGCAAACTGACGAATAGGAGTCCTGACACCAGCCATAACAGGTGTTGGTATGTTGATTTTGTGTTGGCTGATGGCGTCATAATATTTCTTAACATAACTCATCCTTGTTTTAGTTGGGTAGTCCGCAAATAATGTTGCCGCAATCATCATGTACATGTCTTGTGGCGTTTCATATATTTGTCCTGAACTTCTGTCTTGCACTAGATATTTGTCACATATCTGTCTTAAACCTGCATAAGTGAATTTAAGGTCTCTTTCTCTTTTTATCCAAGTGTTAAATTTTTTTATTTCTGTCTTTGTGTATTTTTCTAATATGCCTTTATCATATACACCAGATCTAATGTTTCTAAGAATTAATTTTAGTAAAGGAATATATTCGTACTGACCATGTGCTTCCTTTCGCACATCATAAGAAAGTAGTCTCGCCGCGGCGTATTGATAGTTAGGACTCTCCAAACTAATTAAATCATTTGCAGATCTTACTAAAACATTTTGAATATCCTTGGTTGTCATGCCATCATAGAATTGAATATTTGCATTCATTTCTATTTGTGACGAAGACACACCAGAAAGACCTTCACACGCCTCCTCAACGACGAAATGAATTTTATTAATATCGAGGTCTTCTAGCCTGCCATCTCTTTTTTGAACTTTGATCGTACTAGAGTTGGTGTTCGGCATTAAAATTTTATACTTTTTATTTTTGATTTTTGTTTTTGTTGTATCCATATTTATCTAAATCCGTGTTTATAATTTTTTTCTGTCACCTATCGTTTGACTAAAATTACAACCTACGAAGTAATTTTATAATGTACTAATATTATGACAAAAAAACTTTTTTGTCTATCAGTTTGTTAGTTATTATGCAAGGATTGTAGTCTGGTAATCTATTCTGGCGTCGGTGCCTGTGTTGGTAGTTGTAAATTTAAATGCAACTGTCTCGCTACCTGCCGTTGAATCTTTATTATCCAGCTCTGCAGTCAGTGTCACTCCGACATCTGTACCACTTTCAGTGAACGTATCATCAAAACTCACACCATTGGTAGAAGCACTTACAACCAACTCACCTGTTCTATCAAGTGTCCCTCTTACAATTTTATAAACAATCTTTAAACCTTTGCCCGCCAAAGCAGGAAATTCATTTAAAGTGGTGGCCGTCGATGTGTTGTTTGTAAGAATTTGTGATTTAATTGCTTTTGATTGTATACCTATTCCTTGTAATTCTGGAGCGGCATTTAATTCAGAACTTCCGTCCGCTCTACGCAAGTCTGACCTTTCAAAGAAGTCCATGCTTGATGTACATTCATCACTATCAAATTGTATTACGGGTACCTCTCTCAAGGATCCAACTCCTTCAAAATTATTCGCTACATCTTTCGCATAAAAGTTACCATGTGAGATGATGTTTCTAGCACCCACGTCATCGAAGTCAGCCGTGTTTACTGATGAACTCCTCTGAACCAATATCGCCTGTTGTCCTATGTTACTCCAACTTGAACTGTTAAACTGCACATCTCGTGGCCCGTTCAACTTACCAGCCGTACTACCATCAAATTCCTCTCCTATCAGAGCTCCATAAAATGCTGTTGAAAAATCGCAGTCATGAAATCTTATGTGGGTTGAATCATCACTAAGATCCACCAGTCTGGCAAATTTTGTAAATTGGCATTGATTAAAAATTACGTTGGTTGTTGAAAACACCGCGGTTGAATGAGCCACTGTTATTCCTTTGGAATTTGAATCATCAACACCCCCTGAAGCGTATGATCCTTGGAACTTGACATTATTGAAATAACCCTTGGTTACTCTGTCTAGTGATATTCCTCCATAAGCAACTGTGTTTCTTAATGTCATGTTTGAGATTTGAATTTGTGTTGGAGTAGTGGCTCCCGAGTTTCCAATGTTCGCTCCAACATTGCCTTCGTCGTCCTGCATAACCATTACTGCATTGCTTCCTGAATTTTTAATTATAGTTTTGTCCGGGCCCTCACCTACCAAGTGTGCGTGTGGTGGTATCTTCAATGCGGCGTTGATTCTATAAGTGCCCGCCGGAAAGAAAAGTATTCTTCTTGCTCTTGTGTCGTTGCTAACGGTGGTGTCTGTGTCTATGTAAATTTCATTTATTGCATTCTGTATGGCCGTGACATCTGCGGTAGAATCATCACCTACGGCGCCAAAGTCTTTGACAGACACATATTCGTCTAGTCTCTGTGCAAGTGATCTTGAAACTGAGGTTGTGATAGGTGTGGAGTCACCGAGATAGCCTTTGTAGGTGTGGCTCAGTGCAGTTGTAAATGCTGAGCTTCCTGTGGTGACAATCTCTGTGTTTCCCACTGCTGGCGCACCATCAGAAACTGTGCCATTGCCGATGAAAAGTCTTTGCTCATCGATCACCCAACCCAGTTCACCTGCGGCCAACTGTGGCAGATCGGTTCTTTTTCCACGTCTGTGCTGTATTCTTGATATCTGTACTATCGGCATATGCAGTATTTATTACAGGATCTTCTTGTAATATTCTTCCAACTTTGCATACCATTTGCCTACCCAATGTTCGTAGTTGTCTATGTCAAACGTTTGATATTCGTTGTTTTGTGTGCATATAAAAATACGTCCAGTGGCTATCTGGGTGTCATACATTTTGTTATGGGCCTCCGCGTATGCCACCAACTGAAGAAAATAGTCCTCCACCCATTCTTTCTTTTTTAATCTTCTTGCCTGTTTGAAATCCATAATTGCCGGTGCCCCTTTGTACAGGCCTACAAGGTCTGTGGTTCCTGCATACAGTTCAGGATAGTAAAGAGATACTTCTGAACCCCAAACTTCACTTACATCATTGAGCCCGTTATCAATTATGACATTGGCCATTGCATGTGCTTTCTGCTGTATCAAGTTAGAGCCTGGAATTCGTTGCTCACCCTTTACATGTTTTTCAAGACTTCTATGCATCACTGTTCCTATGTTTGCACTTTCTGTTGTAATCTGTTGGGCCTTTTCAACTCCAACCCTCTTTCGCCAAGCGTTCAGATGCGTCATGTCTTTAGTGGCACTTAGCACAGTTGTCACTGATGGTACTTGTCTACCGTCCGGAGTGGCATAGTGCCGCTTACTGTTCTTTATTACTTTCGACAGTTCATTGTAAGGATACTTCTTGTTATAAACAATGCCTTTCTTCGTCAGGACATCTGTTGGTATTTTCATTATCATATTTTATTATACTTTTGGTTGATTGTCAATTACTGACGTCTTTTCATGGCAGACCTTGCCATTTTTTTGACTGTGTCTGTGCTACCTTGATCGTCGTAATCCATAGATGGATCCTTTTCGGCTTCCTTATCAGTTTTAACAATTATTTTTTCGTCATCAAAGTCTGCCACTACGTTTTTTAGATCACCATCCTGATCATATATTCTTTTAAACACATCATAGTTGAATGCTGGATAACCTGTGTTGCTCATGATCTGCTTCACTGCATCCATGCTGATATCTGTAGACTTGTTCTTTTCGTCTGCATCACCTCGCATGTTCAACAACACATTGATTATGGCTGATTCTAATTCGCTATCGGATTTTTTGAATTCGTAAAATCTCACAGGACTACTTCCCTGCTAGTTTGCTATACAGTCTGTTTGAAGTTTCAAATACTTCTTTTGATTCTCTCTGCTCTCTGCCTTCCGGTTCTGTTCCGCCTGCTTCTGCGTCAGAGGCTCCAAACTCATCTGCCTCATCATCCACTTCTGAGTCAAGTGAGTCTAGATCTGTGTCCATGTCCATCGTGTCATCGGCTCCCATTGGGTCTGAAGCAACTTCTTCTCCGGTCAATATCCTTACACCGTTGTCTAGTTCTTGTCTAGTGGTCGTTAAAGTCGCCTCTGCCTGTTCAATCGCTGGTTGGATTTTTTGTAGGAATGCGTCTGCCTTGTCCGCTCCCATTTCGTCTCTGATTCTGTCGGCTAGTTCTAACATGCCTTCTGTCTTCATTGATGCTAGATCTTCCAAGTAGCCTGTGACTTTGTCCATCATGTCCTTGGCCGCTAATATTAATTCTGATTGTTCTTCAACTCCTTCTTTCATACCTAATTTATTCATTGCTCTGTTTGCCACTGCCGTGCCAGCCGCTGATCCGGCCGCCTTGGCCGCCACCTTACCTAGTACCATTGCAGGGTTTTCAGTCTTCATTGCTTGAGCCGCCGCTTTTCTATCCGCTGGACTCACTGCTTGTCCTTTTGATAGTTTGTCTTTGATCTCGCCAGTCGCTTTGCCAATTATAGAATTGCCCATGTTGCCGCCATATTCAGCAAGTTTTCTTTCTTGTATTGCTTGGTTGATAATGTCAAGCATCATTTGATTTTTCTGATAGTTGTCATTTTTTAATTCTTGGCCAAAATGTGTGTTTTGTGTGATTTCGTGTATCTTTGTTCTCACATGATTTGCGTAGTCTTGTAACTCTTCCTCACTTAAAGGTGTGAGATCCATGGTCATATTGAATCTAGATTCAAATTCTTTTAGCAATGATTCTGTTGTAACTGGTTTTGTAAGGTCTAAACTCTTCATACTGTGTTTATTTATTATTTAGGCTCCGAACGTGTCATTAAAGATTTGCTGTATTCGTCCTTTGCACTCGTCCGCTAGGCGGTTAGCGACGTCTAACCTGTCCCAATACACATCTTCTGTTTGTGTATCATTCTCTTTCTGGGCCTCCTTTATCATGCGTTTGGCACTTTGGATATCAAACAACTGTGAAGCATGTTTCGTATCTAATTCTAATATGTTATTTGGTAGGCTCTTGCCGTCTGCAAGATAATGTGCGACCAATATAGCAGTTTGTTTTAAATTTATATCTTCATGCAAGACCTTTGCCTCCATCATGTCGGCAATCACATACACATATCTTGTGCCTGTGTGCTTCTTGGGGACTATGGCGATGTTGCCTATCAGTATTCCTTTGGAGAACTGTTTGGGTAAATGGCGGAAGGGCCTGCGTGCCTGTTCCTTGTGTGCCAGATCCGCGAGTTTGCCTTTAAGCCCGTAGGCCTCGATTTGTTTTACCAGTTCTGACTTATTATTTGCTTTCATTAACAATAAACTTTATCTTCCTATTTAAAGCATATTGCACGTCATCGTCAAGTTTTTTCCTAACGAACACAGATTTGTCAGCCAACATCTTGGCCCTTGTCGCGTTCTCTTTAGAAAGGCTACTACCTTTGAAAGGCTTTGTATAATTTTGTTTAATAAATTCTACGTCCAAATCTGTCACGTAGACTTTGGCTCTGGGTGCTATCTGTATAAACATGTACTGGGAAAAATTAGCCTGGCATCTTCATCAAGATCACTACCACTGTTGATAGCAAACCTGCGACGACTGTGCCTGCTGTTGCAATTATTGTTTTTGATGAACTTTTTTGTCCGGCAATCATGTCCTCATTCATTTTACCTAGACGGATCTCAATAGCACTTAACCTATCATGCAAACCTTTATATCTCTCACTACACAGGTCAACGTGTGCTTCTAAATTTTGTTTTTCTAAATCTGTTGTACTCATTAATCTAATATATTCTCTTAATTCCTTTTTGATCTCTCCGATCTCTTGACTTATTGCCTGGAATTGTGCCTGGTGCATTGCCTTAGATGAGCCTCTGTAAGTTTGTAAAGTGTGCCTAAAATGTATTATTATTTATCGCTAGGGCCGGCGTATGAAAAGTACGTGTTTATGGTCTTGTATTCCTGTGTATCAAAAGTGGACAACGGAAAGGTAGCGGTTTCTTTACAAAAACTCACAATGGGTACATGATGAAAATCGTCCTTAAGGAAAGCAGTGGGTTCAATGTCATCACCGTATACACCAGATTGTTCTGTGAAAAATTGAAAATGCCAAGTGGTTTGTTTTCCTTCATAGAAAGTGCCAAATTTATGGTTACCCAAGGTTTGTAATTCAAGACGCATTGGCGAAGATTCCCAAACAATGTTTCCCCTCATCTGAAGCAATTGTAACATAGTATTGAAGTTACTGTTCTGATTACGGGCAACGGCGAGTGAGTGCTTGTCATGGACAATATCTCCTGACTTTGTCTTAAATGGAAACTGCTGTTTGAGGTTACCGTTATCGGTGATATCGATCAAGGTATGGATATGGTACTCGTGCATTATTCCTGTCCACTGACCTTGTCCCAATATTTGTAATCAGGTGCTAAAAATTCTTCTAGTATATTGTTATATTTTTTGTTAGATCTTAAAAATCTTTCGAATTGTAGCCTTCCTTTGTCTTCCATTGCTTTGACTTTTTCATCAACATGCCTGTGGTTCTTGTATTTCTTCAACCTTCCAAACTGCAATAGGCCATGCTTTCTACAGAACTTAGAAAATCTTTCATCGAGATTTGTATCGACTTTGATGTAATGATCAACCTTTACTTGATCTAGTATCTGCCACTGACTGGTGGTGAACCTGTTGAAGTGTGGGAAGAACTTTTCCATCAGTTGTTCATTCTCCCACCAAGAGTACCATGGCAGGTTGTTCATCCATGATCTAATGCCTGACCACCAACGCTCATGCGGGTTACGAACTAACGCAAACAGCATAGACTCATCTTGTTGATCAGTTTGCATGTGCCACTTATCACCATATTCAGTCATTAGCCAGTTCCTCATGGTACCTGAGGCACAGCAAGTTTGATCTAGATACCTGAAACGTTTTATATTCTCAGATTGATTATCCTTAAGCCTATAGATGATGGGTGTTAGGTCTCTCAGTTTGCTGTCCGGAGAATTTATTATCGCAAGTGTCTGTTCAATCGCTGTTGGCATTTGTGATATTTAATCATAAAAAAAAGGGCGAACCTAATTAAAGATCCGCCCTTTGGTAATTTAGTCTGTGTGACTAAGAATGATTATTACGCATCACCTCTTTGGTCAAACATTCCAATGATTGTGTCAGCAGTACCGTTCACTGAACCTTCAGGTAATAATGTTCTTACCTTCACGTGTTGTGTGTTGTTTGATGAGTCACTGTCTAACACTGCTCTGATGTCGGCTTCGATGTCTGCTTCTGCATCAGCGATTACTGTCGCGTCAACGTCCATGTTCACATCTCCTGCTGAATCCGCCGCGTTAAATTGTCCTGGCGTTCCTTCAACAATGTATTGGAATGAGTCGATTGAGTTGTTTGCTGTAATCTCACTCGCCTCAGCCGCGTCGTTGGCAGTTGCTTTTGCACCTAGTCTGTAAGATGATGCTAAAAGCGTACCGTTCTTGTTAACAACTTTTGTTACTTGATCAAATACAGAATCGTTGCTCTCTGGTGCTGTTGCAGAGTCTGTGTTAGACTGAGCAAAGATAACTTCGATAAAAGTAAGACCTTTACCGTTGTAAGCCTGTCTTCTGATCATGTCTGTTGATCTATTTCTTGTAATTGGCATTTGTTGTTTCTCCTCTAATTAACTATTAACTTACACCTTCAGAAGTGTCAGACAGATCTTTTGTCGCCACTACTGCTGATGCGATGTTAGCCGTTACTTTGTCTGGTGTCAGTGCATTCAAACCTTGGATGGCAGTTTGGATAGCCGCCGCAGTTGTTGTGCCACTGATTGTGTCAAGAGCGTCTGCTCTGACCATAAACACTTTCGCAGTGTTAGATGCCTTAATGGATCCTTCACCTAGAATGTTAACACCTTGGTTCTGGATTGCCTCTTTTGCAAGGTGCAATGCCGCTGTGTTTGCCGAAGCATCTGGATGAGTAGTCTCTGAACTCACGTTTGCCGCAAAGTCAACTGATAAGAAAGCGATTTCTACACCCTCTAACTCTGCCACTGACTGTGATTGAAAGTTTCCTCTTCCGCCCGCTGGTAATGTTCCGTCATAAGCCATTTTAAATATCTCCTATGTATTATTCCAGCGTTGCTTTTCTCATCGCAAGGTTAGTTACAAATGATGTCTCTGAACCCATATTGATAGAGTCAACTGTGCCTAAGGCTTGTACCGCTGTTTGCAGTGTTCCACCTGTAGCATTTGCTGTTGATGTTGTTAATGTAAAGGAACCACCAGAACTTGCTGGTGATCCAACGAATGCGTCAGCGTGTTCAATGATGTAGTTTTTTTCTGCACCTGAATTCACTAACGGACCTGCACCAACAATGTTAGCAAAGGTCTGGATCGTTTTTTCAACTACATCTATTGTGCTGTCTTTAGCAGTTTTTGCCGCTACAGAACTAGGAAATGTTTGGTTCAAGAATTCTAAATCTCTTCCCAAAAATTCACCAGATGCATTGAAAGTTGTGTTGCCCTCACCACCGGCAACGAGTGTACCGTCATATGCCATTTTTAATCCTCCTTGTTATCTGATAAAATGACTATGATGTCGCTCAGACATCATGTTAAGTGTATTTATAGTATAGTTTGGTAAATTATGCTGTATTATAACGATCTGGTGCTTTTTTGGCACTCTTTGCAGTCGCAGTCAGGACAATCGTTGCATTCATCACACGATTTTCTACAGTGTGGTTCACAAAGGCACTTCTCACAAACAAATTTGCTCATTTTTGCAATTCCTTGAATTTCTTTTGAATATCGGTGTATGGTAGTTTCGATCTCAGCATTTGATTAAGTCTGCCCAATACCTGGGTCCTTGCTCTTGAATTTAGGCTTGAAAAGTTAGCCACTGCACGTCTCACATTTTTGTAATTGGCATCCACAATGTTCAAGGCTCTTTCAAGCATGGTTAGATATTTGTAATGATCCTCCCATGTGTGCATGTATCTTCGCAATGCCATCACAGGCACAGGTTGTCTCTGTCGCATGGCTTGTGCTTGATTCTTGTTCTTAAGTTTTTTTGTAATCTCAGGATCACCAGAGACAATCGCCAACATGTTTGCCAGATCATTGTTTATCATTCTCACTTGATCAAATGTGCCCTTGGCCATTGTGTCATCGGCATACTGTTTGGCAAAAGACTTTGTGTCGCTGTTTTGGCTCAACACTGCAAGGGCTAAAAAACTTAAATAGATCCTCTCGGTAACTTCGGGAAAACTGAATCTCTGCAAGTCACTATGCCGCCTAATCACTTTACCTTCTGATACATACTTTAGAAATGGTGTCAACATATTAGTATTTATTGAGAATATGCAACGTAACTTTATTCTTACAGACATAATGAAATCGGGCTATCATTTGGATCTCGAAAATTTTATAAATCATCATACTTTACCAAATCAGTCTTTTGATATGACAGGAGAATACTTCTCACTGCACAATTATGATTTGGACACTTATGATAGGAAATTTGCCGTGATAGACTGCCGCACTGCCAATGCCGGGTTGGCATTCAATCCTGAGTACGACGACACACTGAAGCATAGGGTAAAACTTCTCCATAGCCAAGGCTTTGTATTCATCAAAGCCACTCCGTGGGAGTCAAAAGAAAACATTGAAAATTCGGACATATATCCAAAGATAGATATCGCACATGTGAAATGGACTGCTGATACCAGTTGGTTTTGGTTCTACATGTATGAAAAACATAAATCAAACAAATTCAATTTTACTCATGACCATGACGGAAGTTATTGGCATAAGAAACATGACTTCCTTTATCTAAACAAGCAACCAAGGCCACACAGGGTAAAACTTTATAACGAATTGATAGAACACAACGTTTTAGAAAACAGCATACACACATTCATTGAAGGACCCACAAAAAGACGCCTACCGAAAGAATATGAGCTACCAGGCATCGACCCCGAAGATTATCCTAGATTTGGAAAAGATCAAGACATAACGGAACTGCCGTATATTGATACAGTGTGTTCAATAGTGTCTGAAACAAATGATAATAACAATGATATCTTTATGACTGAAAAAATTTGGAAACCAATAATGGCACAACACATATTTGTGGTGCATGGTAACTATCTGTACCTACAGAAGTTAAGAGAGATGGGATTCAAAACTTTTGCGTCATTCATAGACGAGACATATGATATAGAACGTGATAGAGATAAAAGAATACAAAAGATTGCATCACTTCTACAGGATTTGAAAAGCCGTTTATGTGATAACAATGTTAGCAAGGTCAACGCCGGAAATAAAAAATGGCATGATATCTATTTACAGACCAAGGCCTTGAGACAACACAATTACGACTTGATGTTTAATCCAGTTGCACTGGGCAAGGAAATCAATAAAACCGTTAACCTATTTCTTGAATTTGCTGACAGCGGTAAGATTCCTTCTTGAGAATCCTAACCTATCAACAAGTTTTACTGCATTGCCAGACTTATCAACTGCAACAAATCCTTCCGGCTCGGTGACCTTCAAGCCACTATCGGTCTGTGAGAATGATCCAATGGCCATTGCTTGATTCATTTTCTTTAGAACAAATGCTTTCATTGTCTGCACCGCTTTATAAAAAGTCAACATGGCCTGCAATGGTTTTTTGGCTTTACTAAGGAAGACAGGCATCTGTTTAATTTTATCCTGCCTCAGTTGTAAGGCTTTCTGTGCCTTCAGAGCTGACATCTGTTTTTGAATTCGATCATCGTAAAATTTTCTATAGCCCTGTAAGAACTTGTTCACATCTGATGGTAGTTGGCCTTGCTTGACCATTGCGTTTATGTACATCTGAAAGGTAGGAATGAAATCCTGGTTTTGTCCAAGCACACTAGATAGATTGTTAGGCACATTGCCGAGCAATTGTTCAAGTCTTTCAATGCCGCCAACAAATTTTTTGGTCTCTTCGTCTGTAAACTTCGCACTGCCAGATACATCTTTATAGGTGGCATTGTCAAAGAAAACATCAGGACTTTCTGTAAAGCCACTAACATCGGCTCCACCTTTTGCATTCATGTCGGCAATGTTGTCTCCCGTGTAGGTAGTGTGAAATATGATACCTACTTTTGCCCTGTCAATTTTGTTGCCAAGGTCGCCACCCTCAGGAACAGCATAGGTAATTGTGTTAGGATTAAAAGTCAAATGTGGCTTACCGTCGATGTTTCTCCTAGTAATGTCTTCATCTGTGAAAAGCAAATCACCCTGTACAACACCGGTAATGTTTAATTTTTTCAAATGCACAAGACACTTCAATAATTTTTGTCCAAGATCATCCGTGCCGTGATTGTTGGCAATGTCCCGCTTGGTATAATTTATTTTGGCATTCTGGGCAAATACAGATTTAGTGCCAACGAAAAATTTTCCATTGTCTGGATTGGTCCCACATACCACCGCTGGTGCTCCATCCCACTTCACAGAAACACTCATTGCCTCGGAACTAGTGCCTTTTAATGTTAACAGTAATCCTCTAAAATATTCAACTACCGCTTTACCACCTTCATAACCGTCCGTAATTACGATATCTTCTATGTGCTCCAAATGTGTTCGTTTGAATTCGTTTAAAATGTCTTCTATTATCATAACTTTATTTAAGGTAAGTTTCCCACACTTCGTCTTCGGTAATTTTGTTTTTAGATGCAATCATTCCAAGTGCAACTCCAGTTAAGGTCTGTGTCCCTAATTTCCTAGCCTTTTCCACATTCACTGCATCTTTGACTTGTTGCCAATATTCTAACACCACATTCTGACTCTCCCTCCAACTGTCATATGAATCTTTTGTGTAATCAATGTCAAATTTTTTAAATTCAGCACGGGCAGATTCGTAGCCTTCATATAAACATGTCCCATGGAAAATTTTGCCAATGTTATCTGCATTAGATTTCATATAGGGATCGTTCAACCAAGTGCTAGTCCACCTAAGTATAGACCTAGATTCCCATAAGTCATCGTATGCATTCCATAATGGCTTCTGCTGGCGATTCCATCGTTCACCGACTCTGGCATCATAATTTGTTTGAGGATGCAATCTAAATTTGACATGCCAATTAATAACCGGCAACTCCTGCCAAAAGTCAAATGCAATTTTTATATCCCTATCCTGCGATGCCATATCATGAATATAGCCAAACCTTGGCGTTTTATTTCTCTTCGAATCATAGTATTGGCCGTGATAGGTAAGTGTCTTAGTTATTGGCAATTTGTTTATGACCATACCAATGTATGCAACATTCGATCCTGCTACTCCTAACAACTTCATGCGAAATATTTCTCCTTACCACCTTTACGTCTCAGGTCAAGTGTGAAACAATGCAGGCCACCGTCCCAAAAATACCTATGCCTGATTGGGCATATCACAGGTTCTATCTTATGCTTTTTGAAATATGCAAACACTTCTGCGTTGTAATTGTTAACTAATACAACATCCTCAGATAGACTGAACATGTTCACATCAAACACAGTTTCTTCAACAAGACCAACCCAATTGTTAAGCCACTTGTCCACAAAGTGGGTTAGGTACTCGTTCGTCTCCTCGCCTTCAACCCACCATCGGCCTTTACTGTTATTTTTAAAGTCCAACCAACCCTGCACTTTGGCCCATCCTTGTTCTTTGATTGTAAGCACTTCCCAATTGGGAAAAGTTTTTTTATAATTCATTACGTCCATTATCGATACAAGAACCCCTGGTTTAAGAACCGACATGCAACCATCCGAATGCCCTTCATCATTTGTCATTATCACATTGTAACCTCTGCTTTCAAAGAACTCTGTTCCGAACTTCCTCATACCAGGATCAACCATGTGTGGTATTATAATTGTGTCACCAAGCCTGTAACAGTTGGCACCGTTTATCATTTCGCCGCCTGCGTATTGATTTCCTGATGTGTATGCGAGATCAAACAAATTTATTATGCTCGAATCATCAACAATGTCATAAATGTATCGCCATGCCGGCTCAGTGGATGTACAGTACACTTTGTCGGCCAGTGTAAGATGCACATCTCTTGGTTGAATAGGTGGCACAGGCAATGCTTCTGCATTTTTCAATAAAGATGTGTTGTATTCCAGCGGATCAGTTTGATAAACTTCCGCTCCAAATTGCTGACAGATGCGTTTGATATTGTCCAAGTCCTCTCTAGTTTCACGCACGATTTTATTCAAAGGATCACGCACCCGTGAATCTGATACCCAGTCAAAAAAGTTGTCACTGACACCTTGCCCGACTAACACTGCTTCTAAGGGTTGAAATGGGGAGTGTGTTGATATTTTAATTTTACCAGGCACTACTCCTCCTGATATTCGCCGTCCTTGATCTTTAACACATTGTTTTTGATATCTTTGTTCTCCTTGATCCGTGCCACCCCTTTGGTGAACTTGGAAGCGTCCATATTCTTAAGTGCGGAATTGAACTTTTTTTCCAACTTGAACGCTGTGTCCTGATCAAAGTTTTCTCTAATGTATGTCATTAGTCGAATCGCACTCTCTAATATGTGAGATGCTCTACTTTCAACGACCTCTTCCTTGTCTCTTTTTAGAGGCATAGAGCTCAGTTCTTCTAATAGACTTTTTGTGTGTTTTTGCATCAAAGGTATTTACTTCTTATTATAACATAATAATAACAAAAGTCTATTGGGTCTGTTGCTTTTTATACACAAAATACTTACGTTGATTGGTATCATCACGTATATCTAGTATTTTTAAGTTGTACATCTCGGATAGTTCTATTATAAATGGCACGTTCCATGTAAAAAACTCAATCCAGTCTGCTTCTGGCTTGTCATGTGATAATCCAGGATTGACCCGAAAGAACATAATACCATTTTTTGCAAGTAACTGCACACACCTGCCAACCTCAGCGATTATTTTTTCTTTGCTACCAAAATTCACCGAACCTAGACAAAGTATCACATCAAAAAGTTTGTCAGTTTTGTACTCTAAAGTGCCAACTTCTAAATCTGCATTTTTGTTGTAAGGATCGATACCCACTAGATTGTTTATCTTGCCTCTGAATTCATTGTATCCACAGCCTACATCAAGCACCGCCCTTGGTTTAAGATTGTTTACTTCGTCTATTAATGCAAGTCCAGAATACTTCCATTTCTTCATGTCGTTCTGCCAATACTTGGAAAAGTATTTGTGTAGGCAGGCATCGTCTATTGCTTCTGAATATTGTTCTAAAGTGTCACACCGTTTTACTTCAACACCAAATGTTTCTTTGATCCAAGGTTGTGTAATTTTTGAGAGATTGTTTTGACTGTATCCTAATAATTTTGCAAAGATTTTTTTGTTCATTGTTTGTACAAGTAAACTTTGATATCGTTTTGTTCGTAATTATGTATCCTGCCTTTGGTGTGAGGAAAACTAATATTGAGTGCTCTACAAAGGTCCACGTTGTCTGCCAGACAAGTTACCCTGTCTTGATTGTCTTTGATAAACTGCATTATGTCTTTGTTCTCAGATTGTATATGAGTCCACATTGTTTCTTGATCTTTGAAATAACTGTAATCGGGGTATGTAATACTGAATCCACCAGCATCTATCCACCATTTAAGACATTCGATGTCATTACGATATACCATCACAATCGGATAACCCAACGTGGAAAGTTCATCAAGTTCGTGTGCAAATGTATGTGATTTGATAATTCTTTTACCCTTACCTGAGAAAGGCAGATCCCAGTTGTCTCTGGTATTTCTAAACTCCATACCTGGATCAAAGTATGATCCTATGTGTCTTACTACATCTTTTTTGTATGCCCTTTCACTGGTGCCATCAGATTGATCAATGTCAGATGACCTATAAATGTTTGCGGCTACACTGCTCCATTTTGATCCTGGTGCACCAGTAAAAAGTATATACATTATTTTGTCAGTTCTTCTTTGTATACAGTATTATAACCCAACTGCTTACTTTTGAAATCTGCCAAAGTTTTAAGTGCTTCAGGTGTTATAAATGACTTTAGTGTTCTTACTGCGTCATCACCTTCTACTCCTGTTCTCCATTCGTATTTGCCAACTTTTTTTTCTATAGCGGCAACTGACTCTGGATCTTTAATCATTTTGTTTAAGGCGGCAACAAGTTTGTCTTTGTTTGGATTGCCTGAGTTGACCCAAAATGCTTTTTGAAGTGCATCTCTCCAACTCTTTACAAGTTTATATGCATCGTAGAAGTCACCACGTGGCGCAACTCCATATGTTGCTTCATACAAAGCCTCAAACGTAGGTTCACTGAAGTTAGGATCCTTCCCGTGTTGTCCTGTGCTTACATCAAGTAGTCCATGATGGAACCATGTGTAAGCGTCTCCCTTTTCAATTACAGGTATGACGTGTTTCTTGTATGCGGCAGGGTTCTCCCTGGTTGCGTTTAGGTCACCTCGGATAAATGCTAGTCTTCTCTCAGAGCCTTTCATTCCTTTTACCCATACCACTTTTTCCTCAAATGTTTTGATAGGGTCACCGTTTGGTCCTGTCAGTAACATTACAATAGCCATTACTTCTGGCGTCATACCAGATCCTGATGGAAACTGTATAGGACCGTTTTTGGTATCGGCTTTGTTTCTTGCACCCACAATTATGTTTAGATTCATTTGTCCAATTGATTCCCAATCTAAATAATTGTAATCAACAGGTTCAACAAGATATGATATACCGTTACCACCATGTGATACAAGTATTGTCTTGTCGTCGAATCTTAATTTGTTTTGGAACTCATTAGGTCCCAGTTGATCTCTTGCACCTGGCTTGTAGATAAGATTAATCTTCTCACCTAGATGTTTCTCCCATTCTGCTACAACTATCTGTGCCCACACAGAAGTTCCACCAGATGGTTTTTGTGGCACGATTAAATTGAAATCTGCCATGGCTGTTGTTGTCATTATAAACAAAGCCATTATTATTTTCTTAAGCATAGTTTAGTCTACTCCGTTTTGTTATTCCCCAATATAGTAAAAGTATAACACAGATCATTATAGAAATAAAGAGTGGTCTAGAGATTAAATCATTTACTGAATGGAGTGATGTTAGTTGGTAAGTGAGGTTGTATATCCTGTCACTTAACAGGTACCCAATCAACAGTGCTGGCCTGCTGACCTGGAATTTTTTACAAAGCAATCCCAATATTGAGAATGCTACAAGTACAGCAAGGTCTTCCCACCCGCCTGTGTACTGTAAGGTTGCCCAAACAATAACAGCAAGTATGAAAGGAAAGTAATACACATATGGAATACGTGTCACCCACCCTGCAAAATATGCCAGTCCATAACAAACGACAGCAGTGATAAATGTTCCTAGCAAGAATGCGTAGGTCATGCTGTCAAATAATCTGTCGTCATAAAATGTATCAGGAGATCCTAGGTCTATCCCTAGATATAAAAATAGTCCCATCAATATTGCGGCGAATGGTGCTCCTGGGATACCAAATAAAACTGTTGGAATGAACGAAGAGGCTTTCTGAGCATTGTTGGCTCCTTCGGCTCCGACAACACCTTTCACGTTACCTTCTCCAAACTTTTCTTTAGGATTGGCCGCCACTGTGGCACCATAGGCTAACCAGTCAGCCATTGCCCCACCCAGTCCTGGAAGTAGTCCTATGAAAGAACCTATTCCTCCAC